ACTACATACTCCAAAGCACTTGTAGTGATTTGATTCTAGACAAGGCTATAATCTTGTCCGAGATGCTAAAAGGAAAAAAGTCAAAGATAGCATTTATCATTCACGACAGTATTGTGATAGACTATGCCGAAGAGGACGGCGACTTTATCAACATGGTATACTGGGAATTCCAAGACACACCTTTTGGAAGATTCAGAACAAATGCTTCTGGTGGTAGAGACTATGGAACAATGAGAAAACTATGGATATACTAATTGGATTAGGGAATGCTGGCTACAAGATAGGCAAAGCATTTTCAAAGCACCCACAATATAAAACAATCACAATCGACCACGAAGAGGGTGCGACTATCCGTGTGCCAAAGTATGATCACCCAGAGCAATACGAGCAGAACTTCCCTATTCTTGGCAAAGAACTGCGAGATGTTGAAGGTGAAATTCTCTTTATTGTATCAGGAGCTAGCATTATTTCTGGTGCTGCCCTCTGTGTTTTAGAGCAAATTCACGGTAAAGGTCCAATAAGTGTTTTATATATTCACCCAGATGTCGATACACTATCTGAGACAAGGCGATTGCAAACTAATCTTGTTTTTGGAGTGTTGCAGCAATATGCTAGATCTGGTGTTTTCAAGCAGTTTTATGCGATTGACAACCAGCAGATAGACAAAATCTTGGGCGGAGCACCGATTATGGGCTATTACGATAGTTTGAACGAGGTTATCGTAGCAACCATACACATGATAAATGTTTTCAACCATTCAAAGCCAGTGGTAGGAACTTTGTCAGACCCCAAAGATATCTGCCGAATCTCAACTTTCGGCATCCTAAATCCAGAAACAGGTGAAGAAAGTCCGTTTTTTTCTCTTGACAATGTTGTGGAAAAGCGATACTATTATGCTATTCCAGAAGAGGAACTAAAAACAGACAAGACTTTGATGAATAAGATTATGACACAAGTAAAAGATTCGCCGCAGGAAAGAGATGTAAAAGTATCTTATGGTGTATTTTCTACTCAATATGTCGATAAATATGCTTATTTCATTGCGAGTACTTCTTTCATACAAAATGAAAAAAGTTCTTGACTTTTGTTATAACTTTGTTTATAGTACACTCATAACTTTTAGAAGGAGAAAAAATGGGTATCAATATTGATAAAATGAAACAAAAACTTGCTGCTGCTCAAGGGAAGGGAGAGAAGAAGTCTGACTTCTGGCGACCTCAAGAGGGAGAGAATGTAATCCGCATTCTGCCTTCTCCTGATGAAGATCCCTTCAAGGAGCATCACTTTCACTACAATCTTGGAAACCGTTCTGGTTTCCTCTGCCCGAAGCGAAACTTTGGGGACGACTGCCCTGTATGCAGCTTTGCGACGAAACTTTTCAACGAAGGTTCTCCAGAGAGTGTACAGCAGGCAAAAAGCCTCTTTGCTCGCCAACGGTTCTTCTCACCTGTTCTGGTTCGTGGACAAGAATCGGAAGGTGTAAAGGTCTGGGGTTATGGTAAGACCGTGTATGAAACCCTCCTCAGTCTGGTTCTCAACCCAGACTACGGTGACATTACCGACCCTGAAGACGGAACAGATCTTGTTCTGTCCTACGGAAAGGCTCCGGGTATGCTTTATCCGCAAACGAAAGTTCAGCCCCGCCGCAAATCCTCCAAACTGTGCGAAGACGGTGATGAGGCATGTCAGGAGATTGTTGCTTCCGTACCAGACCTCGACACTCTTTTCGAGAGAAAGTCAACTCAGGATGTCCAAGGCATTCTGAATGAATTCCTCAACGAAGGTGTTGATGCGGAGACTGAATCCTCCGAAACCACCAAGTATGCTTCTCCCACCACTGAAGCATCTAACGATGTTGAGTCTGCTCTAAAAGAACTGGGCATGTGATTCATGGGGGGTGCAATGCCCCCCATTTTTTTTATAAGGAGATATAATGGCTAAAACAGGCAAGTTGTCTATGGCAGACATGCGAAAGCTTATCAACAAGCGAGCAGGCATGACCGTAGCACACAACTTAAATGAAGAGAATCCAACAGAAGTAAATGATTGGATTCCAACGGGGTCTAGGTGGCTAGACTCTATTATTTGTAAAGGTAAGCTAGCCGGTATCCCGGTTGGTAAAGTAACAGAGATTGCAGGTCTCGAAGCAACAGGTAAGTCATTCTTGGCTGCTCAAGTTGCGGCTAATGCTCAGAAGAAGGGAATCGATGTTATCTATTTCGACTCAGAGTCTGCTATCGACCCTTCTTTCTTGGAAAGGGCTGGTTGCGATGTTGATACTCTACTTTATGTTCAAGCTCAGTCTGTTGAATTTGTTCTTGAAACTATCGAAGATTTGTTGGCAAACAATGAAAATCGTATGCTTTTTATTTGGGACTCTCTGGCTCTTACACCTGCTATTTCCGATGTGGAAGGAGATTTCAATCCCCAATCTTCTATGGCTGTAAAGGCTAGGATCTTGGCTAAAGGTATGTCCAAACTGACTGTACCGATTGCCAACAGCCAGTCTACCTTCTTGGTCTTGAACCAATTGAAGACTAACATTACTAGCCGTCCTGCCGAGGCTTTGACTACTCCATATGTCACTCCCGGTGGTAAGGCTATGATTTATGCTTACTCTCTTCGTGTCTGGCTGACAGGTCGAAAGGCTAAGGCTGCTTATATCACTGATGAAAGCGGTTTCCGTATCGGCTCTGAGGTCAAGGTCAAGTTGGAGAAGAGCAGGTTTGGAACACAAGGTCGACAATGCAACTTCAAGATCTTGTGGGGAACTGACGACATTGGTGTTCAGGACGACCAGAGTTTGTTCGAAGCAGTCAAAGGCTCAAAGTATATGAGTTCTGCTGGTGCTTGGTACTCTATGGAAATGGCTGACGGCAAAGTAGAAAAGTTCCAACCCTCCAAGTGGGAACAGAAGATGGCTGACCCTGCCTTCAAGCAGCGAGTTTATGAGATCATGGACGAAGAAGTCATTCAGAAGTTCGACCAACGATTAGGCAAAGCAGAAGACTTTTATGAAGAAAAAGATGAATAAATGAATACGACCTTCGTCTAAAAAAGGAACGGAGGTTATAATCATGAAAAAAGTCATCACCCTATCTTTATTTCTCGCACTCCTGTCAGGATGTGCCTTTGCCCACTCCCCCCAAAAACATTACGATCCTTATGAGTATTATGAGGAATACCATGTTATTTATCCCTCCTACAATTATATTATTGTTATTGATCACTTGAGGCATTCTCACAATGGTGGTTCAGTACATAGCCACTACCACTACGACAAGTATCACGAGCACAAGAAGAAGAAACGGTTTACCAAGATTTACAAGAAGCACTACAAGAAGAAAGTTGTGAAAGGTAAAATCAAAACCAAGAAGTACAAAAAGAAAAAGCACAAGAAAAAATATTACCACCACCACTAAAAGTTCTTGACTTCACCCCACCACTCTGCTAAAGTATTTCAAATCGTTGGAGGCAAAAAGCCAAAATCAAACATAGTTATGTCTATCAAAAATAAAGGAGACCAAGACTATGGAAGATTTGGAAGCAGTAAGAGAGATCCTAGAAGAGAAAACTGAACTAATCCGTGAAGCATTCTATTATCTTTCTGCTCTTGAAGAAGGCAACTACACTGACTCTGACGACGAAGACAAATTAAACGAGGAACTAGACAAACTCCTCAAAGAATTGGGAATCGAGTTAGAGTATGGCAAATAAGAAAAGAGCACTTCTCATTGATGCACTAAACCTTTTCATGAGAAACTACATTGTAGACCCCAGCCTGTCTACAAATGGTCAGCCCATTGGCGGCACAAAAGGTTTTATCAAATCACTACAGGCTGTCTGTCGGACAATCAACCCAGACCTAATCTTTGTGGCTTGGGACGGTGGCTCACAGAAACGAAAGAGCATCGACAAAAACTACAAAGCAGGAAGAAAACCAGTCCGACTAAACAGAGACATACACAACATGACTGCTGGCGAGCAGGAGGACAATAAGAACTGGCAACAGGAGCGGCTAATCGAATATCTAAATGAAATGCCAATCCTCCAGTCTTATGTTGAGAATGTGGAGGCCGACGACATTATTGCTTTGGCTTCCCAGTCTCAAGCCTTGTCCGAGTACCACAAGATTATTCTAAGTTCTGACAAAGACTTTATTCAGTTATGTGACGACACAACTATCTTGTATAGACCAATCCAGAAGGAAATCCTAAACAAGAAAAGGATCCTCGACCAGTTTGAGATCCACCCAACAAACTTCGCACTTGCTAGAGCAATAGCAGGGGACAAGAGTGATAACCTTCCCGGCATTGGTGGAGCAGGTTTGGCGACTGTATCCAAGCGATTTCCTTTCCTTTCCGAGGAGAAATCGTATACCATACAGGAGCTAGTTGACTTTGCTGAAGGTGTTGACAGCAAACTCAAGGTCTTCAAGAATGTTGTCGAGAAAAGAGATCTAATCGAGAAGAACTACAAAATGATGCAGTTGTATGTTCCAAACATATCAGCCCAGAGTGCTCAGTACATTAGGAGAATGCTGAACAAGCCTGAGTTCAACTTCAACAAATCTGGTGTGAGAGCAATGATGATTGAAGACGGTTTTGGAGTTTACGACTGGAACGACTTATTTACTTTATTCAAAAGGATATCCGTAGAGAGTAAAGGGGGATAACACATTGGACTTTTGGGACGACTTATCACCGCTGACGAAAGCCTCGTCAGCTTTTTTTGTTTTAGGCAAGGTAACTGGCTTCATGACATTTATTATGTATTTTGTTGATTTAGTGCTTGCAAAATGGATGCTAATGTTGTATGCTTCGTTTATTGGAATTAGTATTCTGCTTTCTTGCATTCAGATGTTTAGAACAAAGAAAGCAGATACGAAGCCCTCGTTGGAGCAGGTCCAAGCATGGGCTAGGGAATACAACCTATTGGAAGGAAAATGACGGAAAAGACTGATTTCTCAAGATTCGGTAAGACATTTCAGGATAAACTGACTTATCTTATCTTGACAGAAAGAGTGTTCGCAGACCAGATTGGAGAGGTGCTTGACTACAACTTCTTGGAGTTCAAGTATCTCCAGTCGATTGTCAGGAGTGTTTACGAATATAAAGAGAAATACGAGGTTTATCCCTCGCTGAAGATTATGGCTACTCTGCTTCGTAGTGAGGTCGAAGACGATGTTGTGCGAGAGCAAGCCAAAGAATATTTGGTAAAAACTCTAAAAGATACTTCAATCATTGAGGACTGCGATTATGTAAAAGAGACTTCACTAGATTTCTGTAAGAAGCAGAAACTAAAAGAAGCAATGATGAAATCAGTAAAGCTGCTCAACAACTCTTCTTTCGACGAGATTAGTAGTGTTATCAATGATGCTTTGAAGCTGGGAACCGATGTGAACTTTGGTTATGATTATAAGCTAGACTTCGAAGAGAGATTCAAAATCAAACAACGAGATCCAGTCACAACTGGCTGGAAAGAGATTGACGGTATTTGTAAGGGTGGTCTTGGCAACGGAGAGTTGGGAGTGGTGATTGCCCCAACTGGTGCTGGTAAGTCTATGGCTCTGGTCCACCTTGGGTCACAAGCAGTCAAGCTTGGTAAGACAGTCATTCACTACAGTCTAGAAATGTCCGATACAGTTATCGGAACTCGTTATGATAGTTGCATCACCGGAGTAAAGCTTGGGGACATTTTCAACTTCAAAGAGCAGATCTACGAAAACATCAAGGATATTGATGGAAATGTTATCATAAAAGAATATCCAACAAAATCAGCAACTACGGCGACAATCAAAAATCATTTGGAAAGAATTAAGTCTAGAGGCATAAGTATAGATATGATCATTGTTGATTATGCTGACCTTCTCAGACCGGTAACAACCAAGAGAACCAGCGAGAAAAGACATGATCTGGAGTCGATTTATGAAGAACTCCGAGG